GAGTAGTTGAATGGCTGGCATCCATTGACCTCTGCAATGTAGCTAGGTGCTGGTTGAGAGCAGTCAACAAATGAGTCACGTTGAACAACCCAGATAAGCTCCTTGACTGGGTGGTTGAAGTTGAGCTGGATCTTGTTGGAAGAGCTGGTAATGCTCTCTGCGCCAGTGAATTGGAGCTGCTCAATCAAGTACTCGTGTGTCTGTTGGGCGAATCTGCGTCTCTCCTCAGTGTCGAGGTAGATGTAGTCAATGTACAATGACGCAGCTGTGAGTGACTGGATTGCAGTTGGTGGTGAACCAGAGCTCATCTCATAGTAGCAGCAGTTGATCCATTGCTCGAACTCAACATTGATACGGACCTCGTGGTACTGGAGAGCAATGAGTGGGATTGCAAGACCAGGATTTCTGCAGAACCAGAACTGGAGAGGAACGTAGAGGGTTCGTGCAGGTGTGCCAGCACGGGGAGCGCAAGAGTTGGTTAACTCTGCACCGGCGCAGGAAACATCCAATGCATAACCCTTGCGATCCTTCATTAAAACAAGGTCGTGGGTGTTACCGATCATCTCATCGAGTGACTTGATGGTACCTGCATCTTGTGTCAACTGGGTCCAGATCTGCATCCAGTCACCATATTGTCTGTCAATTCGCTGACCACCAATCTCGAGCTCAACAGTCTTGATCATTCGGTGACCAATGTAGTTCAACCATCTGAAGCGGGTGACTGTGTTGTTGTTAGAGCCGTCGAGTTGGACTGCTGGGAGAACCACTTGGATGTAGGTTCTGAACATCAAGTCGGCGTTACGGTTGATGATGGCTGTAACGCGCTTGTTGAAGTCAGCTTGACCGTTGAATGTCACCTCAATGGACTCCATTGCGAAGTTTGTGTGACGTTTGAACAGAACCTTCCAGAAAGTGATCTGGGGGTTACCAGAGATGTAGATATCCTGCGCACCATAAGACACGAGTTGAAGAAGACCACCACCCATTTCGTTGTATGATACTCAGCAACAAAATTTCTTCAGCAAGAATCTACATATAGGACGACGTTTTTAAAAAATGCGCATCTATGCAGTCAACTGCGATACTGGTCGCGGCGAACGTCTTAAAGCTGCCGCAGCACCCTTAAACCTCGACATTGTATTGATTCAATCACCACTTAAAGACGATCCAGAAGTACTACGTCGTGGAGCTACCTGTTTCGAGCGAGGAACTTCCTATCCAACAGGGTGTGCAGCTACGTTAGGACATATTCGATGTATGCAGGCATTGGTGGATTCAGGTGATCCTCTTGCAATCATTATTGAAGACGATGTGAGATTTCACAAAGACTTCAATCGATTAATAGAAGCGGTAATTCCACATATGTTATCAGGAACAACAGACATTCTATCGTTAGGGTACATTAACATTCCTAGCGGTCAATGGAGTGAAGTAGGTGGAGAGTACTTGATTCGAAACGTAGGTGTTTCAAATCCTTGGGGAGCTCAATGTTACATGATTACTCGTGAATGGGCTTCTAAATTCTGCAAACTCTTTGAAGTAGACGATGTATCCATACCATATCAATCTCACTTTGTGACAGATTGGGTCATGTTTGATACAGTCTTAGGTGTTCGACGGGATACATTTGTCTACCCCATTGCAATCGAATCACCTTCTGAACAGTCCATTGCAGCATTGAATCAAGGTAAACCTGATCTATTTCAACATGTGAATGCGAATGATTTCTACTTGTAAACAAAACACTGTCTACATTGAGGAACGTAGAGTTCTGAACCACCAATCGCTATCTGATCAAATCCTGAATAAATCCTTCGACTGAAATGAGCAGGTTGTCCGCAAATACATAAACTCGTTAAGTGTGTGATCTTGTTTGCAAGAGGAATCGTGTTGAGAAACTCACCAAATGGGCGTCGATTCGAATCACCTGACAGTCCGATGAAGTAGACGGATTTACGAAGTGTATCCACTGCAAACTCTGCAAAAGGAACAAGTCCCTTAAAAAACTGAGCTTCATCAAGAATAATCACTGAAAAAGGGTCTAGAAAGTCTTTAGTCAAACTATTCAACGTATCGGTTGTAAAGCATGGAAGTGAATCACCATCGTGAGTTGTAATCTCATTTAAGTTCTGAAATCGAGTATCAATGGCTGGTTTTACAACCAACACGCGTAGACCTTGAGCGGTGTATTTCCGCACAAGGCTTAATGCGTACGATGTTTTACCCGCAAACATAGGACCCATCACAATCTCTAAGGACATTCAATGATTATAATACATTGTTAATCTGTATGCGGTTTATATGGACCTTTGAGTAAAAATAGGAATGGATCAAGATCAATATATGGCAGTATTCGTTGTCTGTATTCTAACCTCGTGTGGAATTGGATGTGGTATTTATGGCCTAGTCAAAATATTCAGTAAGCGATATAGACCTGTAGCTTTATCCGATCAAGACTCTATTCCATAACCATATGTGGTACAATGTGCATAGCCTCGAGTTCCTGCATCCACAACTTCATCGCGTATGGAATGGTCTTTTGAACGAAGTCCGTTTGATTTCCACACGATCCGCAAGAATACAATCCTTCTTCTGGATTGACAACTGCTAACGTACCGCAGCTCTTACAAATACCTGTCATGAATGGATCCGATACATCCATCAGTCGTTCCTTAGTGAATGCGGACGCTCCGTGAGAGATCATACAATCACGTTCCATCTCTCCTACACGCAATCCACCATCGCGAGATCGTCCTTCACATGGCTGTCGAGTCAGACTTACGATCGGTCCACGTGCTCGAGAATGTTTCTTATCAATCACCATGTGTTTCAACCTCTGATAGAAGGTAGGTCCCATGAAGATTTCAGCTTCAATCATTTCGCCAGTTTGTCCATTGTAGAGGATCTCGTTGCCGTAAGGATGCATTCCGTAATGAAGCATTTGTTCACGCAACTGATCGACTTTAAGATGGGAATACGGAGTTCCGTCACCTAAGTTTCCTGTACGAACACAAATCTTACCGAAGATACACTCCATTAGCTGCGCAATCGTCATACGCGAAGGCACAGCGTGTGGATTCATAATCAGATCTGGACGAAGACCGCTAGCTGTAAAGGGCATATCTTCTTCGTTCAATAACATTCCAACCGTTCCTTTCTGACCGTGTCGAGAACTGAACTTATCTCCGATTTGAGGAACGCGTTCAGAGACAACGCGTACTTTTACGAAGGGATACCCGTCCGAGTTCTTGTCTTGCCACACACCGTCAATTCGTCCTGGTTCTGCATTCTTATGCGTCGTAGATGCATCTCGAAAGGGGTATCCTGCTGTATCGTGACGTAGATTGACGACCTTTCCAATTACAACATCGTTTTCATCAATGTTTGCATGTAGAAGTGGAATTCCATTCTCTCCGATTGCTGCATAGCTTGTATTTTTGAACTTGCGTGTATTGTGTTTATGAGGCCGCATGAACTTCTCTTCGCGACCGGATGTGACGTTACGATGCTCTTCGTCCTTGTACATCGTGTAATAGAGTCCACGCATGAATCCACGATTCACTGCACTGCGATTCATAATGATTGAATCCTCTTGATTATATCCTCCGTAGCATGCGATGGCTACGATTGCATTCATTCCGAAGGGCATCTCTTGCATCTTGAGAATGTTCATGGATCGTGTTTCAACGATCGGACGAGAGATCGAACATAAGACATACGCGTTCTTATCAAGACGTTTCGCAAAGTTCGTTGCGTAGATACACATCGACTGTTTACCCATTGCCGATTGATAGGTGTTTCGAGGTGACTGATTGTGATCGGATAATGGAATGGTTCCAGCCATATGTCCGACAAGCATGGATGGATGAATTTCATAATGTGAATGTGTTGTGACTTCACTCTTAGTCAGTGCAATACGAAGGGTTTCAGTTTCGGATGCGTCAATGTATTCAACACAGCATCGAAGCCATGCGTTCCAGTCTTTACGTGCTTCGCCAACAGGTTCTGAAGCGCCGACTCTAAACACAGGTCGAACTGCACGTCCTCCATCGGTTTCAATAAGAATACTGTTCATTAACGTGTACCATGCAATAGACGTATGTGGATGAAGACGTAGTGTCTGCTTAGCGTTTCGCATTGACTGTACGATTGTGAGCGGATCGTTTGTATAGGCTACTAGAACACCATTGACTGTAATGGATGTGCCTTCATAGACTTTAGGCGTTGTGATCCATTGTACGGTTAGATCCGAGAGGAAGTGAAGGATCGTTGACGAAGGTACGTGTTGAGAGATGGAAGTGAGAAGTGACATCGTCTTCACAATACCTACTGAATGACCTTCTGGAGTTTCAACGGGACACATGAATCCCCACGAGGTACCGTGAAGTTTACGAGGTGCTAATAACTTACCCGATTTCTCAACGGGAGTCTGAATACGTCGTAAATGACTGAGTGTTGCAGCATACGACATTCGAGCGAGAACTTGTGAAACACCGACTTTGGTCGCATTGGATAAGGAGGTTGAACTGTTGGTTCCCATTCCTTGAACTGTAAAGTTACCTGTCGCAAGCGCTTGTTTCATCTTCCCTTCGATCGTAGATACTTTGAGAATCTTGTAGAGGTTGTTGATATTGAGAATCTCAAGTGGTTGTCCTGATTTCTTCCATCCGTCGTTATTGACTTCCTGTACAAACTCATTGCGCGTATCATTACAGACTTTCTGGAAGAGCTGACGAAACAGGTGAGTTAACAGAGCACCTGTAGTCACTACACGCTTGTTCGGATACGCATCTCGATCGTCGAGTGGAATGTGCTTGCAGTATGTGAGAAGTAATCGACGAATCATAGATCCCATTAACATCGTTCGACGAGCATTGAGGATTTCAGGTGTAGTGGTTTCGCCTGCGAATCGAACGTGAGGAAGGAACTCGGTAGTCAGAAGATGTCGTACGTAGGCACACTTGTCTTCTTGATTCGTTCCGTATTGAAGGTGATTTGTCAAGTAACGAACTGCATCGTCTTGTGTAAAGATTCCCATCTCTGAAGTATCACGGAATGAAGCTGCTAAGAGTTCTACATGGGTATCCTTTTCATCTCCCCAGACGATACGGGCTACTGTATGATCATCAATCACACCGAGTGCACGGAAGTAGACCATTAATGGAATGTCTTCGCGGAATCGAGGAACGCATACCACCATTGGATATCCGAATCCATTGAACTTTGAACTTAGGCGAATTTCAAGCTTCTTAGGAGGTGTCGTGAAGGATTCGTGTAGACTTTTGAGTTCGACGGAATACAAGTACTTGGATGAAGTCTTCTTATTCTGAAAGATCATGATACGATTGTCCGCTACCTTCTCTTGACAGAGAATGGTACGTTCAGATCCGTGAACGACAAAGTAGCCTAATGGATCGTGAGAGCATTCACCCATGTCCGTCATCGATGCTGGATAGTCTTTGAGAAGACAGAGGGAAGAGCCTAACATCACTGGAAGTTTACCCATCGAAATACCTTCAAAGACTCGGAATTCTTCGGTAAAGGTGTCGAAGAGTGGAGCTGCATAGGTTCGTGCAACGAATCGAATATCTGCGTACATTTGAGATGCATAGGTAAAGCTGCGTACACGTGCTTCCATTGGTAACATAGGTTTTACGCGTCCAGTTGCTTCTTGAAGGCGAGGTTTGAGATATGTGACGTTCTCAAAGGATAGACGGAATTCATACTTGTACTTCTTAGTGGTTTCATCTTGTTCGTGCCATACAGTGATTGGAGCAGTGGATTGAACAATGAGAGGTAGCTTTGTGCGAATGAAATCTTCAAAGGACTCAATCTGATGATCTACAAGACGACGAACACCCTTTGCGAAATACGCTTGAACAGCTTCCCATTCAGTCATACTGTTAGAATGCCCCGCTTCGTCTGTAAATAACGAGTATCCGTTTTGAGTAAACGAGATGCCCGAAGGAGGAATTCAAATTAATAAGGTCGACCATGTCGAAGCTAAACGGAAAACACAAAAGAATACAAAGACCTTTCCACAGGGAATTTTAAGAAAGTCAAATCGAAAAACTGCGCGAGTCATTGAAGGTGTTAAAGATCCTGCAAAGAGTCCTCCTTTCAAACCAGGTGTTCTTCGCATACTGACTCGAAAAGGTGAACTTCAAAGACGTAAACGCACACAAGGAACTCTCAAAACATTAAGCGATAAACAGGTTCGTGATAAGTTACGCAAATCTAAATTAGAAGTCAGCGACAAAACACCTCGTGAATTAGCTCGAACGATCCTAGAAGGCGGAACAGAAGCTGGAATGATTTCACCGTAAAAGACTAATGACGAGTATATGGGGTCCACTTGGATGGATGACACTACATTCAGCAGCGTCTTTATATCCAGACAAACCTTCCGAATCAGAACGTCAATTGATGACCAAATGGCTCGATATGTTTCGAGATACGATTACATGTCCTACTTGCCAAGGACATTTTGCAGAAATGCTCGCGAATTACCGTGCAACGTATCCTAACATGCTCTATTCACGTCACGAGTTCATGATGTTTACATTCAGAGCTCATAACGAAGTGAATAAACGTTTGAATAAACCTATCTATTCAACTGTACAAGCCTGTTTTGATGTGTTGCGTAAGAATGTTCAGTACAATAAATCAAATACATTCCGATTTACCTACATTAATCACATTACGCGTCATTGGAGGATCTTCCAGGATTCCTCTGGACTTGCAGCTATGAAACGTATTCATGAAATGAAGAAAATTGAGACGAATTACATGAGTCCGCGAAGTAATGAATTTGAAGTAGGGTTATCTGAAGATAACACGTTTATGCAAATTATACGTAGATCCGATGAACCATTGCGTCCTACACTTCAACCTGCAGGGGGTCGGATGGTGATGACGACAAGCGGATTTCGTTTACGCAAGTAAATGGACGCGCTGGATCCCATGGTAACGATATAAGTGGTTCGCTTTCCCATGTGTATCGTTTCATCCAGATAGGTCGCATATCTTTTTCTTCTTCATAGGATTCGTCGATGAATTTAACACGTCGTTTTGCTTTGCGTAATGAAGCACATGGTAAAATGAACTGAAGTTGATGTCCTACATGAAAATGAGGAGTTGGATATTCCCATGTAATCGATGAAGGAGGATCAAAGTCTGATAATGTCTGTAAAAGAGGTGCATCTGAATAAGGATAAAACCAACACCAATCAGGAACTCGCGAAGTTGTAAAGTATTCAAGTGTCCAGAGATAGGTTTTCCAGTATGCATCGCATACAGGTTCCCAATCAATCACGCCATCCATCAATAATCCAACTCGAGCTTCTAATCCTAATCCATCAATAGCTATAATTGATCCATCGTTCGGTTTACGACGTTCAATGAGAATAGAGGTTTCATTCTTGATAGCAGTTTTTTCGTTTAATTTGAGTGCTCGTGTATGTCCGTCTTCACGAAGTGAAAACATTGCGATTGCAGGCATGAAATCATTCCCAAAGTATCGAATGCATAGTCGTATGTACTCATCAACTGGAAGTGGTAGAACCTTCGCTAATGCTGACACTGAAAACGCATCATCGTCACGAAGAAGGTAGAGTGTACCGAGTGAATGTTGTGCTAATGCGATCAATACTAAATCTGCATCCAGACCATAAATTGCAACTGTTTTCCTCTCATGAGAATTCAAAGTTCGAAGCCAAAGAAAGATCTTATGTTCCCCTTCACCTGGTTCATCCGTTCCTGAGATTTCTACGTGAGGAAACGCTAGTCGTAATTCATGTACGAGTTCACGCATATAGGGTGTTTCAGGCGATAACTGATTCTTATTGATGTTCTCTGGAGTTTTAAAGCGACGATAGCGTTGTTGTACCATCTTCGCATACGGAACTAACCCGTCGAATGCGAGATAAATCTTCTTAACTTGAATTCGTTCTAAATACGTTCGCAACTCAGAAAGAACACTTCCAATCGGATTGTCTTCTTGAATAGCTTTATGTAAAAAACAGTTGAAGTCCATGCAAAGAACATCGGCTTCAAAGGTTGTGTATCGTTTCTGAATATGTTTATGCTTCCTAAGGAGAGAAGCTACATAAAAGGGAATTCCCATTAGAGTAGTTATGAGGCTGAAGTGAAGACGCTTACCATCCACACCACCAGCGAACTTTAGAGGCTTCTGCGATCACAGATTCGATATTCTTGACCATGATTTTAGGTTGAGTTGACATGAAATGGGTCATGACTTCCTCTACTTTCTTTTCAGCTTCCATGACTTTAGCAGTTGCTTGAAGAGTTACGAGTGCAGTTTCGACAACGTGAGGAAGCATGGTTTGTACGAAGTGCTTTGCAGTTTCCTTCTCTGAATCGGGCATAGGTGATTGTTGAATCACAAAAAGAAGGCTTCCTTGCATCATCGTCAAACGCTCTTGAGGTGAGAGTGTATTAAGTGAATGAAGGTGGGTTGCGAGTTTAATGACGGATGGAACTGGATTCTTCCAATCAATGGAATCGAACAATCCTTGTGATGTGGGTGCTGGAGCAGGTTCAGGAACCACAGGTGCAGTTTCAGGAACTGCAGGTTCAACCACAGGTTCAACCGCAGGTTCAGTCACTTCAAGTACAATCTCAGAAACTTCAATGGTTTCAGTCGACATTTACTCTGTCCGCAGGAGAATTATGTTGTTCACCAACGCATCGTATAACGACGACGTGTGCGTCCACCCTTTTTAGTGGGAGCCATAGGGGCTAATGAGGGTGCCGCAACAGGAACTGCTGCAGAAGGTGCAGGCATCATGGGTTCAGCTGGAACCACTGGTGCTTTTGGAGCCTTTGGAAGCTTCGCTGTCTTTGCAGTCTTATTCGCACTCTTCAAGTTCTCAATTTTCTGTTTGAGTTCTTGAATCTTGTTGTCGTGAACCGATTTAAGGACGGAGGGTGCCTTCGGTGCCTTAGGAATCTTCGGTGCCTTTGCAGTTTTCTTTGCAGACTTTGTAGACAACTTATTCTTAAGTGTATCCACTTGATCCTTTAGCTTTCCGAGCTGTGATTGTAAGGTTGTGGCATTCTTACAAAACGTATTGACTTGTTCTCTTAACCCAGACATCTATATGCTTATTCTTTAAAACGATTAAAAATGAAGAATGTAAAGGATAAATGTGGAAATGGATTCTGGGTCTACTTATCGTAGTTCTTCTTATAATCAGCGTTCAGTCGTTTCAACCGCAGCCTGGATGTCGAGCCTGTCCTAAGAACTTATCCTCTGACACTATAAATGGGAAAGATTCTACGTAAGGGATACTATGCAACTCGTAGAGGAACCAAGTATTATGTGCGTCCAGCAGCTATGGTAGATCGAGGAGAAACAGGTAAATGGACTGCAGTTCATAAATCACACGGAATAGGTCCTCTTAAGAAGGGAACTCTACTTGGATACAATTCATCTGCATCGATTCCATCTCGTCGCTCAACGCTAAAAAACGTCGTACGTAAGTACGGACCTCTTTCAACATTTCGTAAGCTTAATGCGGTTGCAATCTATACTCGTCGTACTGCACCCACTCGATCTAAGACTTTGAAGACAGATCGCAACTGGGTGAAAAAGAACTTCATGTAAAACAAGAGTCATGAAAAAGTGGATTTCAATTGGTCTTGTTTTTATTATCGGAGTGTTCGTTATTTCTTCATTCAATGCGCAGGTTGAACGATTTACCGATGGTAAAACGATGTGGACTGGAATTCCAACGTTTGTTGAAGTTCCATCGCCTGATTATGGAACTTGTTCGAATAACACGCGTGCAAGGGATGGTAGATGTCCTCAATTCCTAGCACCTTAATTACTGTAATTTTTCAACAGGAGCCTGACGTAATAAAACTCTTGAGCTTAATTTTTGTGCATCAAAATACTCACGTACTGTTTCGGTAACAATCTCAGGATCAAAATCCTTGCAGGAGAAGACGTCCAAATACATGGAGTTGTTCTCTTCCACGAAATGAGCGGCAATATTAGACGTCTCAATCAATTGAATGAGAGTATATCCCTTCTTGTTACCTGTTCCAAACATGACAATTTGAGGGTCGCCGTATGCTTTCATGTCGATACGTTTCACTAACTCTCGGGTAAAGTTACCGATGATAATTGGACAACTGATCCTTTTAGGAGAGCATCCTGCTGCGTCTAAAATTAGATGTTTTCCCCAAGTACGAAGTGGTTGCATTGAAGTATATATTTACTCTGTGTGAAAATCATCGTCGCTTGTGACGACCTCCCATCATTGTAGGTGTGGAAGGTGTATTCAAAACAAACGCATAATATGGAATGTAAACCACTGCGAAGATAAAATCGATGATCGCCCAGAAGATCGACTGATACTTATCATAGGATAGTTTTGCGGCTGCTGCATGAAGTAATATCACAAAGACACTGCCTACAATGGAAAGAATGATTGATAACACTCGTGCAAACGTGATATCGCTCGTGGAGGATTTAGAAGTATCTTCTGTGATAGAGGGATTAACAACCGTGTTCATTATTAGTTCGATACGAATAAAATCGAACGAGGATTCAATAAATGGAGGCTCAACGTCTTTCAACTGAACTTCTTGTACGCGGACATACAACGCATGGAACCTATCATGACCGCGTTCTACGACTCAGTCAACCAAGTCTTTATGAAATACGAGGTTCAACTCTTCAACGATCACTCGATCTCTTACTTGATCAATACGTGAACGTATTCATTGCGGGACAAGATAGTCGCTATTTACGTTCCCAGATTCTATCATATTACAGAATTCTAGGAAAGCATAGAAAAACGAATACTCTACGATTCAATAAGTTTGATCCGTTAAAGAATGGAAGAATGTCTAACTTGTCCTAAATGCTACAGCTATGCCTACGATGTCTTAATTCACCCTCATAAACTTGATAGTCCATTCGCAGAAATCATCAATCTCCAACCCATTACACGTGCTGCTCATTCCTTAACACGTGAATTCATACGTGCATCCTTTAACCGTAAGGAAGAGATGTACTTAGTCATTCTCTGTGTAGAAACAGGTAGTGTACGAAAACCTATAATAGCTCGACGAAATCCAATCACAATGATGCGAATATGGATTCAAGACCGTCTACGATGTTTAGGTAAACTTTATGCAGTACACTTCGAACATTCAGGTGGATTTGCTCCTGAACCTAAACAAACTCTTCAAATACGGATTCCACCAGAAAACGAATGTGAATGAATCCACCTTTTTAAGTGGCGCCCAAAATGGAAGACTGCTCAATTTGCTGCGATTCACTCAATGCCTCTACAGGGCATTGTACTCTCTCTTGTTCCCATTCCTTTCACATTCACTGTTTGACTCGATGGTCAACTCAGACTGCAAGTTGCCCTCTTTGCAGACACACACTTTCCTCCACAGAAGCTCCCGCTAGAGCTCCGCGAACACGAACGGATATTCGTTATCTCATCTCTAGAAGACATGAACATGTTTGGAGTCATTGGTACCCAGAAGTCGGAACCATCATCCTTGAAGCTCCTCCTCCTAAACGATATCGCATTGGAGATGGACTCTATACAGACGAAGAAGAGATTCGTCACATGATGGATATCGCAGGTGTATCAAGACCGGATGCATTCCGTGCTCTCAAACGTCATAAAGGCGATATCGTAGAAGCATTGGTTGAGATCGATTCACCACCTCCACCTACACTATCTCCCCCACCTCGAGATCCAATGGTCGAACCTAGCATTGAGCAGACAATCACGACTGCGCTTCAAAGAATGTTCGACCCAGACTATTCAGCCTACAAGTGGAACAGCTACTGGGATATATACGGTCGAGTCTATCAGAATACACGTTCTGAAGAAAACTACATTCATGCCTGCTTTCAAGAGATATGTAGTGAAAGCGATAACAAACTTGAGGCAGGATATGCTTCTGCGTAAAGAATATGAGCACAGCATATACTCTTCATCTATTCGTCGCAGGCGTTGAAACAATGCGACGTGAAGATAAACCTTATTTTTTTGCACGAATCAAAGATGTCAACGTTGAAACTATACTCGTATTACAGGCACTCTACAAAGGATATGGTGTAGTTAGTCGAACACCTGGTGGTATTGTTCTACATCGAATATTTTCACGACCAAGAATAAATGGACCTCAATATCATCATTCCAGTTCTCTTGTTCATCCTGCTCTCTCCCGGAGTTCTACTCTCACTCCCTCCTAATGCGTCACATTTGATCCAGGTTCTCACACACGCAGTTGTGTTCGCCATCGTCTACTACGGCCTACGCATAACCTTTCCACAATATTACTAGAGATGGGTACATGCTTCAATAAACCAATTGTTCGAGTCGGAAACCATGTGTTTCGAAAGAGTCATATGAATAAACTAAAAACCTACCACGATGTGCTGCGAGAGTTAGGACATGAATGTCCCTCTAACACATCGATTACAATTGTTATTAACAAACAGATCTCATTCGTCTATGCGTACTCGCAGTTTCAGTTCGTAGATGAGATCATCTTCAAAGGGATACATATTCCAGTTCAAAAACTCTACGGACGTACTCGCAAAGTTTAACTCTCGTTAGAATAAATGCCGAATAGACGATCTATGAAGACACGATCTATGAAGACTAAAAGTGAGTTACAACACTCTTTGCAGTGGCTTGAACTTGATCTAAAGAAGGCAAATACTGAAGATGAGATTGAAACGATTGAGAAGAAGATTAAGGATATCAGAGCGAAGATTGCAAAGAAAGGTGGAAGCAAACGTCACCGATCGACTCGTCGTCGTTAAACTAAAACGAATTCAATGAAAACATCTCCACATCGTTCAATGGACATTGAAACATGTGTAGGCTGTGGAACTGAAGTCAATGTATGGGTATTCGGTCGATGTACTAAGTGCTGGCTTTCGCGAGACGAGGCTCCGTCTCCATGCGATGGATGTCGATACGGATATCTTAATCAAAAAGGACATATTGGACCTGGAGGATGTTTAGATGATTTCCTGAAAACGGATTCTTTAAATTCAGGCGAATCAACAGCGCCCGCCCTATCTGACTCTTCTCAAATGTATATCTCTCGATCTCGTTCCCCTTCCCCTCCTCCCTCTTCCCCTTGTGAAAAAATCTACTTATGTTCTCATCGTAATTGTCAAACGATCGTCGAACAACCTGGCAGTGAATGCGGTAAGTGTAACAAAACACCTTCATGGACTCAAATCTCCGACGGTCATTTCTGTGGATTCGCGGAATGTAATGAATGTAAAGTCTACCCTTATTCTTGTAAGACCTGTCAGTGCGATAACTGCGGTAACCTATTTAGTCTGAAAGAAGACGACAGCTTCGATGGTATGTGCTACACATGCAAACAAGACGTCACTCTTTCGACATGCAAACTATGTTCATCCATCTTTAAAATTTGGTCTTCGTTAAACAGAGATAAAGATCTATGTGTAGAGTGCTCGATAACGAATAGACAATGTACTCTCTGTGAAGTCAGATATCAGGCCAACGAAACAGACTTCGACAACTTTAGCACTTGTTTAAAGTGTAGAATGACGCCTCCATGTGAATGCGGTACATGTATACGATGCGAGAACATGCGACGTCTTAAAGCAATGAAACTATGTTCATGCGGAGAAGAAAGTATATCTGAAGTCTTCCAACAATGTATTGATTGTTACCACGATGAACGATACACTCGGTACAGCTATTGAAAACGGATTCGCGTACCCAAATAATTTTTAACTTCAAATGATGTTCTACGAATCAAATCACTGTCCTGGATGCGATGATGAACTTACAGTAAGCGCAAATGGGTATTGCGCATGGTGTTGGAGTGAACGTTTCGGATGCGAAGATCTTTCTCCAATTTCTCATTACTCAGACGAAGACTACTATATAGATTCGGTGATTCGAATACAAACTTGGTGGCGTTCCGTAAAACGGATTCCAACGATTTCACCTACTGAAAGTTCAAGTAAAATGATCGATTACATCTCACTCGGATACAACTCAGACGAACATGAAATGCTAGAGGATGCTTACCAAGCTATTGAAAAGACCAAGATGTGGGACTATATGAAACAAGAACCACGTGGAGGAGGAGGATATATGTACACAGATGACGAAGAACTCAGACTCGTTAATAGACATCTTGAATATATAGGTCATTCAGGAGGTTCATTCGCATGGACAATGAGAACCATGCAGCTTCTTGCACGATTAGGAGAAAAAGACTTTGTTCAACAATGTAGAAAAGCGTTTAACCTTGATGAAGGATTTGTGAAAAAGGACCGTGAATCGGGAGCTGAACAATGCGACACCATGCTAAATATAGACGGAAAGCCTCTTCATCCTTGAAGAATGGAAAAGAGGGGTAACAATTTTTCAGTTCAACGAAAGCATCTGCATGATGCGGCGAGTTATTCGATCGAAAGAAATGAATAAGTTGATCTAGATGAGCGTGACGTTGTGGAAGAGGTAAAGACTGAATACGTGCCCGAAGTGCGTCCATTGAATGTATACAGTGATTCAAGTTTAAATGAATGTGACTCTATTGAATCATGTCCTGTACTGCAATCGCGTCCGTATATTCAAACTCCACCCTAACGAAGGTTGTGAACGTCTATCAAACACAGTTTATAGACTTCAAAGCATCTGGGTTAGGTGATTACCTTCGAGGATGTGTAATGATGTTGCAAATCCTTCGCACACTCAAAAAGTATACTGGAAAAGATGTGGGATTCGATATGGATCTACGCAATCATCCAATGAGTAAGTTTTTGATTTGCGATCAAACTCTTGAACGTCCTTCTGACTATGCAGTGCTTGGTAATTTCCATATTGATTCACTCGAAGTCGAACAGAACGAAGACGATATTGCATATCAACATATTGTTCGCGAAACGGTTCGAT